TCGGGAAGACCTTCTTCTACAGAAGTTCGTACGAGTTGAGGGTGGTGAAGATTATGGAGGCAGATGCGGCTGTGGTAGACCTGGACTACGAACCATTCAAGGTTCGCATTGTGGTCGATGGGGTTGTGCGTCATACGGTTCCAGACTTCCTGGTCAAGATGACCAACGGAGAGTCGTTCGTCATCGAAGTGAAGCCTCAGAAAATGACGCTTGTGCCAAAGGTTGCCGCCAAACTGGATGCCACCAGGATGTATTTCGAGGGTCAAGGAGTGGGATATGAAGTTTGGACAGAACGAGAAATCTCTACAAGAGATGGACTGCCATTTGGATGATCCGGACATCAGAAGGTTGATGCGCCCTCGGAAACTGGACTTCTGCAGGATCATTCCCTGCGTGCCGGGGGCGAAGCCGTGGACTCACCCCGACGTCAAGTCGTCCAGGTTCCCGTTCAGGCCGATCCCCCTGTCCGAGATGCCGTGGGTTGACCTCAAGGACTACCACGTGGCCGCCGTCGAGCACATGGCGAGTGCCTACAGGCTCTACTGCTACTACGGCGATCCGGCGTGCAAGGGCGTCTTCCGCGGCGACGACATGCTGGTCTGCGAGTCGATCCCCGTTGAGGACGAGCACGCCCGGTTCAGCGGCATCCTGCTCTACGACGAGCACGAGTACGAGCGCGCCGTCAGGGACTGGAAGTCGTACTGGGACTGGATCGAGAACCGCAACCCCAACAGGTGGCTGGACCAGGAGCGTGGCAACCTGACCTTCGACCAGAAGAACATGACGCACTGCGTAAGGCTGCTCTGGTCCGGGCTGAACATCGTCAGGAACGGGGAGCCGATCGTCAGGTTCGACGGGGAGCAGCTCGGATACCTGATGGCCTTGCGGACGGGCAGGATCACGGACTACGAAGCCGTCATGGCGAAGGTCGAGGGGCTCGTCGCCGAGATGGACGAGGCCGCCAAGACGTCCCCGATCCCGGAGTCCATCGACGAGGCGGCGGTCGAGGGTCTGCACGCGGAGGTGTCGCGGATGGCGTGGGACAGGCTGTTCGGGGAGAAGGTGGCATAGGGTCGCTTGAACACATGATAACGTCATTCAGGGGCGAGCACTTCTTCCTGTCGAACTTCTTCGAGAGGCCGTTCGAATGGGACGGCATGACCTAGAGGTCTGCCGAGCACGCCTACCAGGCGTCAAAGGCCGACGGCTCCGACAACATAGGCAGGCTCGCCATCAAGATGGCGAGGACCCCAGCGATCGCCAAGCGCCTCGGGCGCAAGGTCAGGATGAGGGCGGACTGGGACGAGGCCAAGTACGACGTGATGAGGAGCGTCGTCAGGGCCAAGTTCTCCGACCCGGAGATGGCGAGGCTCCTGCTCGCCACCGGCGACGAGGAACTGGTGGAATTCAACATATGGGGCGATGTCGTTTGGGGTCAATGTGCTGACTCTACTGGGAAATGGGTTGGTCAGAACTGGCTGGGTAAGTTGCTAATGGAACTTCGCATCGACCTTCGGAGAAACGCCGGCCATGATCATTGAAGAAATAGCGGTTGGTTTTGTATCCCTTTCGTTTTTCTGCGGCAATGACGTGAAGTAGAGGATCGAGAGTCCAGCCTTTGTGGTGGAGTTTTCTGCCCCTGACGACCTCACACATTCTCGCTGGCGACAGGTCGTGGTCTTTGCAGAATTTCCTCATGTTGTGGATTGTGGTTTTCCTTCCGTCTGGCGAATACAGCACGTAGGTTTTCGCACTAACTTCCGACGACCGCTGGTAGCAGTATGTCGTTCCTGGTTTTCCCCGATTTGCTTCTGACAGTTTCCGCTTGGCGTCTTCGGATAGTCTGATTCCCATATGAGACTTTGACAACTTTGCCCTTGTCTCTGGCGTGGCTGTTTTCCCAGTCATTTTTGCCGACAGTTTGGCCCTCGTTTCTGCTGATACTGACCCGGTCCCATTTCCGGCACGCAGATTGTAACCGTTCGGAGAGAAGGTTCCGAGTTGAGTGGCGTAATGCAACTCCATTCGATCTAGTTCCTCTTGGGACGAGCAAGAACAAATGACCTCGATTTTGAAGTTGATGGCACCATACTTGGCGATGGCCATGGCGATCGGCATCCTTGTCCTGACGGTGCTTCGCCAACAGTGATGTTTGAAGCGTTGTTGTGTCGTTCTTGTAGTCTGACCAACATACCGCTTTCCGTTGACCAGGTTTGTGATCAGGTAGACGACCACTTTTTCGTCCTCCCGTTCTGGCGCTCGACATCCCAATAGGCCGTCTTGCATCTGGGGCACAGCCTAATCTCGGATTTTCTAGGAACCCATTTCCATCCGCATCGTTTGCAGTCTAGGGTTGGCAGTGTGACTTTCATTCTTACCTATTCTCTATACCATCGGTAAATCCCTGCTTGCTGTGTATAATGCTGACATGAGCAGACGCATCAGGCAGCAAAACGGCCTAGACATCCCGCCGAAGATCAGCGTCGAGGTGTCGGCGGCGTGCACGAGGAGGTGCCCGTGGTGCCCCCAGCACGACCACACGAGGATGCAGGAGCTGATGCCGCTTGAGGTCATCGAGAAGATAGCCAGGGAACTGGCGGCCGTCGGGTTCGACGGGACCTTCGGCCTGCACCTCTTCAACGAGCCGCTGGCCGACGCCAGGCTGGAGGACATCGTCCGAAGGGTCAAGGCCATCCTCCCCAAGGCCGCCGTCTACTTCCACACGAACGGCGACCTCCTGACCGTCGAGCGAGTCAGGGGGCTGCTCGCCGCCGGCCTCGACCACATGACGGTCAACCACTATGACGGGCAGTCCCAGGAGCGGTTCTCCGCCCTGTGGGGGCAGCTTTCCGACGACGAGCGCGCCCGCGTGAGGGACAGGAAGTTCAGGCACCACCACATCTACAACCGCGCGGGCCTCGTGGCCACGAAGAGGCAGGTCCCCCTGCAGAGGCAGTGTCGGCGCATCCGCCAGATGTGCGTGAACTACCGGGGTGACGTCGTGCTGTGCTGCAACGACTTCCTCGGGCAGGTCAGCGTCGGCAACGTGAGGGACAAGGGCGTCGTCGAGCTCTTCAACGACCCCGTCCTCAAGCGCTACCGCGAGCTGCTGCAAGGAGGCAAGAGGGCGGGACTCAAGATGTGCGACAGGTGCGACCTCTTCGGCTGACGAGACGGGTTGACTCCTTCGCCTCCGTGTCGTACAATCCGCCCATGAGCTGGAAGAGGATACCGGCGGACAAGCAGGAGGTCGCGCTCGACGAGTGTCCGTTCTGCAGGACGGGGGAGACGTATTTCCTGTCCAGCGACAAGCCGCCGTTCCTCCAGATCGTCCACTATCCCCTGAAGGGGGTGGTGTGCCCGGCGCGGATGGAACAGGTCTGCGACAGCCAGGCCCAGGGGGCATCGTGGTGGAACGACAGGACGCCGAAGAAGGGGGTCGAGGAGACATGATAACGGGAAGGGACCTCATCGACTGGGGCGTCAAGGGACCAGCCATCAAGACCGGGCTCCGCCTGCTCGTGCCGAACCCCAAGGACTTCGGCAGGGCGCAGATCGAGGCCAAGGTGAGGGACATCGTCGCCGACCCCTCGGCGTTCTTGGGCGACTGCGTCCCATGGGTGGCGTCGCTCGCCGCCGCAATGGCCTCCAAGGCCGAGGAGGACGCGAAGGCCACGCCCATTCGCATGTCCAAGAACCATTGTCCACTGACCATCTTCGGCGACTCGATGATCGAGCCCGGGGCCATCGGCCAGATACACGTCGCCGCCAAGCTCCCCATCTCCGTCAGGGCCGCTTTGATGCCAGACGCGCATCAGGGATACGGAATTCCGATTGGTGGGGTGCTGGCGACGGACAATGTGGTCATACCTTGGGCGGTCGGCGTCGACATATCGTGCCGCATGCAAATGACTATCTTCGACATCCCTGCAAAGGATGCGTCTGGAATGAAGGATCGCCTTGTCAACGTGCTTTCGTCCAACACGGTGTTCGGGGCTGGTCAAGACATTGATGTGAAGGTTGACTCAAGGGTTCTTGATGATGTTCGGTTCGACCTTCCATCCATCAGGGGCTTGCACCTGCGAGACTTGGCCACCAGACAGTGCGGAACTAGCGGCGGTGGGAACCACTTCGTATCATTCGGGTTCGTGTCGTTGCCAGAATTCGACGGGGAAAGGCTCGCCGTTTTGTCGCATTCTGGCTCTCGTGGGGTTGGGTACAAGATCGCAGATGTTTTCTCCAAGATGGCCGAGAAGGAATGCCCGCTTCCTGGGGATGCGAGGCGGCTCGCATGGCTTCGTATGGACTCGGATGCTGGGCGCGAATACTGGGACGCCATGATGTTGGCGGCAGATTTTGCCAAGGCGTGTCATGATGTGATCCATGGCAGGATAACGAGGGCCATCAAGGCGGAAAGGGTCGGGTTCTTCGAGAACGTGCACAACCTCGCATGGAGAGAGCGACTTGTTGATGGCAGGGATGTCATCGTTCATCGCAAGGGGGCTACCCCTGCCCATCTCGGAGTGTATGGGATCATCCCTGGGTCAATGACAACCCCCGTCTATGTTTGCAGGGGCAAGGGAAACGAGGCATACCTTTTCTCGTCATCTCATGGGGCTGGTCGCCTTATGTCGCGCAAGGCAGCCAAGGAGCAGTTCACAATGGCGCAGATGAGGGGCGACTTGGATGTGGCGGGCGTCACCCTGATCGGCGGTTCGCTTGATGAGTGCTCGATGGCCTACAAGGATGTCACGAAGGTTATGGCATGCCAGAGCGAATCCGTTGATGTCATCGGGTCGTTCCGCTCGTTCATTGTTCGTATGGCGGGAGAGAGCGCGAAGCCGTGGGAGAAAGACATCGGAGAGTAGGATTCGGATGCAGGATTGTTTGATTCGGTTGCGGAATGATGTGCGTAGGAGGCAACCCTATGTACATCTACAAGACGACCAACCTGCTAAACGGGAAAATCTATGTCGGACAGTCCAAGTTCAACCCAGAGGATAATCCGACCTATCTTGGGTCTGGCTGTCTTCTTATCAGGGCAGTACGATGCTATGGCTCACAGAACTTCCGGAAGGAGATTCTTGAACTGTGCGACAACAAGGACCAACTTTGCGAGCGAGAGCGGTACTGGATTGCGACCCTGAAGTCGAATGTCCGTGGAGTGGGGTACAACATCTGCGAAGGAGGAACTTGGGGAGACACGTTCTCGTCCAACCCTCGCGCGGAGGAGTTGCGGACCAAGTTCAGGGAGCTAAACGGCGGGCAACGCAACCCGAACTACGGCAACAGGTGGACGACAGAACAGAGATTGGCGGCATCGCGACGATGCAAGCGTACCAACAGAATCATCGACAAGGAGACTGGCCTGAACGTCGCCAAGTTGCCGCATGTGCGGAGAAAAATCTCCGACACGAAGAAGGGACTATTGAACCCGCAGGCGTTCTTGTGGAGGTTGATTTCCCCCATAAACGAGGAGTTCCTGATAGAGGGCGGCGTTAAGGACGGGGTCAAAAGGTTCGGGGTCGACTACCAACAGTTCCGTCGTAAAGTCGGAGACAACATAAGGGTAAACAGAGCAGGGTGGATGTTGATTAGGGTTCCGGCTCAAGATGCCAGGTTCCATCAGAGGCTTTTGGAAGGCGAGGACTGGGACTCGTGTTGTGGTTGATAATGTATGGCAGAAGGGGGACGGGGAATGACAAGGCTGCAGAGGCTGTCGTTGGAGCGTGTCAAGAAACTCCTGGAAGGACTCCACCGAGGCTTCCCAGGCCCAATGTACTTGCCGACGGGCCTGGATGCCAAAGACCAGAAGCGCATCGAGGAGGAGCACCGCGAAAAGATCAGAAAGAACTGGGCGGAGGACTCGTCGGCGTGCACGGAGATGACGGGGATTCTGGACGCCATCCTTGCCGAGAAGGAGGAGGAATGAGCAGGCCTCTCGACCAGATGACCGACGTGCAGGGCGCCAGGAGGATCCTCGTCCTGTGGGTCCCCCGGAAGTTCTCCCGCTGGAAGAGGTTCGGATGGGGTGCCTGCATGGGGCGCCTGTGGGTGCAGTTCACCCCAGGGGAGAAGACCGGCGGGGTCGACGTCAGGTCCCTGCCGCGCCTCGGGTCTGAATGCCAAAGGGCTCTCGCCTGCCTGCACATCGCCGTCGAAGAGGACGCGGCGTTCGACGTGAACCGGAAGGTCGGAGCATACCTTGACGAACTGGAGCGCTGGTGCGGAGCCGACCGCTCCGCGATGCGCGGGGGATCATGACGTGAGCAGGCAGAAGAGGAGAGCCGAGGATCGGGGCTACGTGATGGCGTGGGACTCCGAAGTCCCGATGTACGGGGACGCCCCTCTGGCCCATGACTTCGTCGCCGTCATGGGGATCGTGTTCGTGGAACGCGCCAAGTTCGAGGCGATGGGAAGGTTCGCGTCCCACGATCCCGCCGTAGTGTCGTTCGAGAACGGGAGCGTCTCGGTCAAGGTCTTCAAGGCCGCCGGCAGCAAGGCGTGGCTCAAGAAGGCGCTTCCGGGCAAGGTCAAGGAGGCCCTCGAAGCGGCATACGCCGACAGGGCGGCCACGATGGCCGGTAAGATCAAGAAGGCACACCAGAAGGCGAAGCCGTAGAACAGGAGTACTAGGGATGAGCTGGGAATACAACGTCGTCGACTGGCAGGATCGGGCCCGCAAGTCGGAGCGCAAGGCGCGGCGCCTTGGCAAGGAACTCAAGGACATCAAGGGATCCCGCAAGCCCGTCGATATGACCCGTTGCGCCGCCGCCGTCGTGCGAGGCCTGAACGAGAAGCAGTGGGACAAGGCCGTCTGCATGGGCGCCACGGCCGACTCCTGGCTCAATGGCCTGTTCGAATACCTGCGCCAGCAGGGAGTGGAGCTCAAGTAGCCATTCCTCGGTTGACTCTTCCGGCCGAACATGGCATCCTTCTCGCCGTGAGCAACGAGGAGGAAACACATCATGTCCGTCCGTCGCGACATCATCGACAGCTTCAGGGGTTTCTCCATGGCGATGTGCTCGACGTGGCTCTGGCACAGGCCTAGCCGCTCGATGTTCGACGCCGGGGAGGGCATCAGCCCCCACATGAGGAACCACGTCTTCGCCATCGAGAACGTGTTCCTCACCCACGGGCACCACGACCACCTCGGAGGGGTCGCCGGGCTCGCCCTCGCAAGGGGCGCCGCCCGCGGCGACAAGGACAAGCCGTTCGTGATCTTCCATCCCGGCGGGTGGGGCGAGATCGAGGCGCTCAAGAGGTACATCGATGCCGTCTGCGACAACAGCCGCGTGATCGCCTGGAAGGAGATCGTCCCGGGCGACTCCGTGACCATGTCCGACGACGGCAAGACGTCCGTCAGGGCGTTCGAGGTCAGGCATGCCAGCAGGCTCTGCCTCGGCTACGCGATGGTCGAGAAGAGGGTCAGGCTCCGCAAGGAGTTCTCTGGCCTTCCCGGCAAGGAGATCGCCGCCATCGCCGCCGAGAGGGGCAGGGACGCGATCAACGAGCCGTACGAGAAGATCGTCTTCGCGTACTCCGGGGACTGCTCCGGGGTCGACCCCGACTCCGTCCCCGGCGCCGACGTGCTCTTCCACGAGGGCACGTTCGTCGAGAAGGGCGAGCTCGTCGGGGATGGCGAGGAGACCGCCATGCGCGCCGGGGGCGGCCATTCGACCGTCCGCGGGGCCGTCGGGGTCGCCGCCAAGGCCGGGGTCGGAGTCCTCGTGCTCGTGCACCTCTCCATGAGGTATTCGGTCGAGTCCGCCGTGGCCGAGGCGCGCGCGACGGCCGGCGAGTTCGGGTTCGCCGGCGGGATCAGTCTGCTCCACGGCAGCCGAATGATCGAGGTGGGGGCGGCTTCATGAACACCTTCGTGATCGCCGATCCCCACCTAGACCACGAGGACATCATCCTGCACTGCAGGAGGCCGTGGTGCGTCCCCAACCCGGCGTACGATCCCGCGCTCCCCTTCGACTTCAAGGGGAACAACCCCCTGACGGTCACGAGGGAATCGATGGAGGCGCACAACCAGGCGTTCCACGACGCGTGGAACAGGATGGTCGGGAGGCGCGACAGGGTCATAGTCGTCGGAGACTTCGCGTTCAGGAACCACGCGAGGCACGCGGCGGCCCTGAACGGGCACAAGGTGCTGGTGCTGGGCAACCACGACGACATGAGCAAGGAGGCCATGGGCCACTTCTCCGAGGTGCACGACTTCGGCTGCGTGAGGAGGATGGACACGGGCAGGCTGCCGGACGGCGGGGCGGAAAGGGAGAAGGTCACGTTCTGCCACTACGCGATGCGGGCTTGGCCCGGATCGTGGGAGGGCACTGCGGCCCTGCACGGACACAGCCACGGCAGGATGCCTGAGCTGGACATCCTCCTGTCGTTCGACGTCGGCGTGGACGTCTGGGGGTACTTCCCGATCCCGTGGGAGGCCATACGGCTCAGGATCGACCAGAAGCGCGCCTCGATGGGGGCCAGGGAGGCTTCGGAGAATGGGGACGGCAGGGCAAGGGGGGCATATTCGCCCGATCCCGACGAGCGCGTGCTGGAATCGAGGGCCAGGAACTTGGCCGTCCTCAAGGCGGTCGGAATCGAGGTGCCTCAGGACCACTTCTCCATGTCGGTCGAGTGCGTGGCGGCCGTGCGGGCCCAGCGCGAGGCCGACAGGATGGTGTCGTCCGTCGTGGCGACCGCGGGGGCGACGAACCGCCACGGCAGGACGTACGACAGGGCATACCTGCGCTCGATCGCTGACGGTTCGTCCCTGTTCTGGGACGAGGGCTCCGGAACGCTGACGTTCAGGTGCAGGACGGGGTTCGCCGCCGACCAGGAGGCGGTGCGCAGGTTCTTCAAGGACAGGCTGTCGGGCGGATCCGCGGCCACAGGGACAGGGGAGGACGCAAATGGACAGGATGGCGGAAAGGCAGTATGAGGCTCACGCCAGGGCGGTGCCTGCGATCACCCCGGCGCGCGAGAAGGAGCTGTCCAAGCTGATCCTCGGCGGCGACACGTCCACGGCGGTCGCGGAGCTGGTCGAGGGCAACATGCGTCTCGTGCTCAGCCTCACCCGCAAGTACCGTCCGCTCCCCGACTACGTCGACATCCTCTTCGACGGCAACCTCGGCCTCGTCGAGGCCGCCTGCACGTTCGACTCCGATAAGGGCCGGTTCTCCACGTGGGCCACGCCGAAGATCAGGACCGAGATCAGGGAAGGCATCTACCAGAGGACGTCAGCCCTGTCCTCGCTGCGCTCCGCCATGGAGGTGCTCAAGAGGGCGGAGGAGTCCGGCAGGGGACGCGACGCCGCCATCGTGAGGCTCGCCATGGCCGGGATCATCCCCCTGTACGGCGACGACGACAAGCCGATCGACGTCATCGACACGAGCATGGGCAACGTGTCCGACGACCTCCACAAGAGCGACCTCCTCGCCCTCGCGGCCAGGGCCGTGCGCGAGCTTGGCCTCACGGACGACCAGGTGGAGCTCGTGGCGGAGGCCAACGAGAAGAACGGCAATGGGGAGGCGGTCGCCGCCATGTCGAGGAAGCTGGGCGTCACGCGCTCCGCCGTCCGGATGATGAGGGCGAAGCTGGTCTGGATGCTCAGGAAGAAGATCCTCGGGTACGTCGGGAAGGACGAGTACCTGCTCCTGTCCGCTACGGGGCAGCTCCCCGGCAGGCGCTGGAAGTGACCGCCTCCGACGCGCGCCTCCGAGCGTCGGCGGCGTGTTCTGGATCCCTCTCCACGCAGACGAACCTCCTGCCGGAGTTGGCGCACGCCACGGCCGTCGTCCCCGACCCGGAGAAGGGATCCAGCACGACGTCGCCGGGGTCGCTGTACGTCCTGACGAGGTACTCGAACAGGGGGACCGGCTTCTGGGTGGGGTGGACCTTCGACCTGTCGCGGTTCCCCACCACGTCGCAGGGAAGCACGGAGTGGGGGTTGACCTGCGCGCTCCACACGAATGGGACGCCCCCGTCGACCGAGTAGAGCTTCGAGGCCCCGTTCCTGTACGAGTAGCCCCTGCGGCTGTGGTTCTGCGACGTGAGCGACCCGGTGACCTTCTGCGGGTTGAACTTCGGGGCCCTGCGGCAGAACACGGCGACCGTCTCGTGCCGCCTCATCGGCGCCTTGCCGGCGAGCATCATCCCGGAAGGCGCGTTCTTCACCCACACCCAGTCGTGCCTGAACATCCGCCTCGCGCTGGCTATCAGGTCGGTCGTGAAGGGCTGGGCGCACGTGAGGACGAAGGCGCACCCCGGCTTGCCGACGCGCAGGAGCATGGCCCACATGTCCGCCAGCCGGGGTGCGACGTCCCACTCCAGGGCCGTCTTGCCGTATGGGGGGTCGGTCAGCACCATGTCGAAGCTGGCCTCGGGCAATGTCGGCAGGACGTCGAAGCAGTCGCCCTCAAGCACCACGTCCGTCTGCACGCTTGCCCCTCCACCAGTTGAGAAGGCCATACTTCGCCAGGGCCATGTTCCACAGGACACCAGGCAACCTCGGGAACACGACGCGAGGCTTGACCTTCCAGATCCACCAGAGGAACGCCGGGACGAGCCACGGCAGGTTCTCCAGCGTCCCGTAGTGCTGGTTCGTCATCCCGCGCTTCGCCATCGCGCCCTCACGAGCAGTTGGACGTGCCGCAGATCAGGCACGACGGGCACCCGCCCTTGTAGACCATCTTCGCCGCATGGCAGTTGGGGCATTCGAGACCGGAGTTCTCCCCCTCCTCGATGTACGACTTGAGGACACGGGCCAACGCCCTGTTGTAGGACTGGAAGTCGTCCTCGGGATCCTTCGTGAGCTGCTCGCAGACGAACTTGATGGGGACGCCGTGCCTCAGGCCGAGGCTCACGATGCGCGAGAACGTGGCGTGCTCGTAGTCGGAGAAGACCTTGGCGATGTTGTTGATCACCATCCTCTTGGTCTCGCCGTCGTTCTCCAGGGCCCCCAGCACGAGGTCGTACATCGTGCGGTCGCCGTGCTTTCCGTCCTTGAGTATCCAGCCCGTCTTGAACTTCCTCGGGACCTCAAGGTCCTCGCTCTCCCCGCCGAACACCTCGTACGGCTGGCCCTTGAGCTTGCCGACCAGGAAGACCCACTGCGAGGACTTGTCCTTGCCCCTGCCCTTGACCGTCGTCCTGACGATGTCGCATTCGAGCACTTCGGGGCGCTTCGGCGCCGACGACATGATGACGCGCCCCGGACGCCCTCCCTGCTTGACGAGCGCCTTGAACTTGTCGGCGGCGTCGTCGCAGTTGTCGCAGTTGCCGTTCTGCGACCCCTTGGACACGAGGATGCCCTCGCGGCTCCCCTCGCGGTAGACGGTGATGCCCTTGCAGCCGAGCTCCCATGCGTCCATGTAGATCTGGGCGACCGTCTCGATGGCGACGTCCTTCGGCAGGTTGACCGTCGAGGAGATCGCGTGGTCGACGAATGCCGTGGCGGCGGCCTGCATCCTGACGCGCCTGGAGTGGTCGATCTCGCCGGCCTGCGCCCCGGCGTACGGGCTCTCATCCATCCCCTTGCCCGTGACCTTGCAGAACAGCCCGAGCCCGGGGTGCCTGACCTCGAAGTGCCTGTACCTCTCTCCGTCGCTGCCCACGGAGTCGGCGTCGCCCTTGTCGCCGGCGACCATCTTCTTCTTCCGGACGTACGAGGCGAGGAACACCGGCTCGAACCCCGACGTCGTGCCGTAGTTGCCGTCGCTGCACCACGTCAGGTTGCTGACGGTCCCGGCGGGGGCGGTCGTCAGGCACGCGATGTTGCGGCGCCCGTGCCTCGCCATGTCTTCGAGGACGTCCTTGGGCAGCCTGGAAAGGAACGGGTGCCCCTTCTCCCTCTTGGCGTCGAACAGCGGGAACTTCCCGCGCTCCTTGGCGAGGACGACGGATTGCCTGTAGGCGTTGTCCCTGAGCGCGGCGTAGACCTGCTCGACGAACCCGACCGACGCGTCGTCGCCGTACTTGTGCCCCAGCATCGCCACGGCGTCGCCGAGGGCGGTGATCCCCAGCCCCGTCCTCCTGCCGCTGACGCACTTGTCCCTGACCATCCTCCAGAGAGACAGCTCGTTGGCCTTCACGTCGGGGGGCTCGGGGTCGGCTTCGACCTTGGCGATGATGCGCTCGACGCTCTCGATCTCGATGTCCACGAGGTCGTCGGTGATCCGCATCGCCATCCCCACGTGCCTGGCGAACAGCTCGAAGTCGAACCTCGCCTCCCTGGTGAACGGGTCGATGACGTAGGAGCAGAGGTTGAGGACGACGAGGATGCAACTGGAGCCCTCGGCGAGCGGCAACTCACTGCACGGGTTGGTCGTGACCGTGGCGAAGCCGAGGTCGGAGTAGCAGTCGGCGGGGCTGTTGCGGGTGATGCTGTCCCAGAACAGGACGCCCGGCTCGGCCTTCAGGAAGGCGTGCTTGACGATCTCGTCCCACACCTCCTTCGCCGAGATCCGTGACCGCATCGATGGCTTCTCGGCATCGACGGGCCACCGCAGCTCGTAGTCCTTGCCGGTCTTCACCGCCCGCATGAACTCGTCCGTGAGGCGCAGCGAGATGTTGGCCCCCGTGATCGCCGCCAGCTCCAGTTTGGAGCGCACGAAGCTGAGCACCTCCGGGTGGTGGACGGAGCACGAGATCATGAGCGCCCCGCGCCTCCCGTGCTGCGCCACCTCCTTGGAGGTGTTGGAGAAGCGCCGCATGAAGACGATGACCCCGTCGGTCGTGTGGGCGGCGTTGTGGGTCGGCAGGCCCTTCGGGCGTATGGGCGACACGTCGATGCCGACGCCGCCGCGGCGCTTGCTGATCTGCGCTATGCGCTCGTCGGCGCGGCAGATCCCGCCGTAGCTGTCCACCGTGGCGATGGCGAAGCAGTTGGACTGCGACACGATCTGGTGCGGGTTCCCCACGCCGAACATCGGGCTGCCCTGCGGCACGACGTGCTTGAAGTCCTTGAACAGGGCGAAGATGTCCTGCTCGGACATGGGGTTGGGGTATTTCCCCTCTATCCTCGCGAACTCCCTGGCGAGCCGCCTGTGCATGTCGGCGGGCGTCAGCTCGTGGTACTTCCCTCCGTTGTCGCGCAGCGCGTACTTCTTCGTCCAGATGTCCGCCGCCAGCTCGTTGCCACCGAAATACTCAAGGGCAGCGGCGTGCACCTCCTCGAACTCATGGGGCTTCTTGTCAGGCATTTTGTCCTCTTTCGACGTGCGTGACGGCGCCACATTCTACAACCGGCAGGCGCCGCCCGAGGCGCCATCGCCGGTCATCCGGGGGTCACGTCGACAGACCTTCCCTTATGGGGTACTGAAGAGTTCTTCTCCGGAGCGGCGGTCCCACCCAATCCCCATGGGGCACCTTTTTTGACAGAACAACCACCCACTGAAGTCAAGCGGCCGGAGGGCCGCAAGGCCCCTGTATAATGGGCCCATGGCAAGCGACTTCACGGTTGCGTCCCTGTTCTCCGGGGCCGGTGGGATGGACATTGGCTTCGAGAAGGCGGGCTTCCACGTCGTCTGGGCGAACGACATCGACAAGGACGCGTGCGAGACGCACAGGCGGTGGTCGTCCGCCGAGGTCGTGTGCGCCGACGTGTGCGCCGTCGGAGCCACTGCGATGCCCAGGACGGACGTGATCGTCGGAGGGTTCCCGTGCCAGGGATTCAGCCTCGGCGGCCCGCGCCAGGTCGACGACGGGCGCAATGTGATGTACAGGCACTTCGTGCGCTGCGTCGGGCACCACCGCCCCCTCGCCTTCGTGGCGGAGAACGTGCAGGGGATCCTCTCGATAGGGGGAGGCACGGCGGTCGTGCGGAAGATCATGGGCGACTTCGAGGACCTGGGGTACGTCGTCGTGAACCAGACGCTCGACGCCAGCCGCCACGGAGTCCCGCAGGAGCGCCTCCGCGTCATCTTCGTCGGGCTGCTCAAGGACGCCTTCGGCATCGCCGGAGGGGAGGAACTCGGGGACTACGAGAGCCCGTTCAGGTTCCCCGAGGATGACGACGGCCGCTCGCCGATGTCCGGCGTCCTCGCCGGGATTCCCGATCCCGACCCCGCGGACGTGTGCATGGACAGGTTCTCCCCGCGGTACATGAGCCGCAACAGGAGGAGGGACTGGATGGAGCCGTCGTTCACGATACCCGCGATGGCCAAGCAGGTCCCCCTGCACCCCTCGTCCCCGCCGATGAGGAAGGTCGGCAAGGACGCGTGGGAGTTCGGCGACGGCGAGACGAGGCGACTGTCATGGAGGGAGGCGGCGCTCGTGCAGACCTTCCCGGCAGGGCTGGAGTTCGCCGGCGACCTGAGGTCGAGGTACAGGCAGGTCGGCAACGCCGTCCCCTGCGCCCTGGCGGAGAGGGTGGCGCGCAGACTGATGTCCGCCATGGTCAGGGCTCGACCGCGGTGACGGCAAGCCCGTCCAGCCAGACCTCGACGGCGCTCCTGTTCGCGCGGCGCAGGCCGCGCCTGTTGAGCCACACCCCGAGCGCGCCCAGCCGCCGGGCGATCCCCATCGTGGCGACCATGTCGTCAAGGTCGTTGGGATCCGCATGCAGGGGCCACGACATCCAGTAGATGTCCTCGGACCCGACCGTGGGCAGCCCCGCCGCCACCATGTCGGCCGCGACGATGTTGAAGGTCTCCGTCAGGGAGACCTGCATCCCCAGATCCATCGGCGGCAGCACGCAGTAGACCAGCCTGTCGTGCGGGTACCACGGGTGCTCGACGAGCCTGTGGCCGCCGCTGGCGTCGAACATCGCCCGCAGGTTCCGCACGACGCGGTCCCCGCCCTGCTCCTCGCGCCCGTGGTTCACGTGGAAGGCGACCTTCCTGCCGATCCGGCTCGCGAACATGATCGCGGCGGCGGCCTGGGCGTAGTGGTTCTTGAGCGGCCTGATGGCCCCGAAGCAGGCCACGTTCAGGCGGCAGGGATCGAGGTCGACGATGATCGGCTCCTCGGGCGGAGGGGGCGCGACGTAGGCGTTGGGCAGCATCATGGACCGGCACCCGAAGACGTCCCGCATGAGCTCGTCGGTCTCGCGTGAGTTGGCCGACATCCACAGGTTGCGGAGGAACGCCTGGAGCCCGGAGTAGGCGGCGATCCATTCCGACGCTATGCCCTCCATCGCGAGGAACGGCGGCTTGCTGTGGACGCGCACGTTCCACGACACGCCGCGGTGCCTGCGGCACAGCTCCTCCAGCTTGTCCGGCGTGACCCAGAGGGCGTGGATGACGACGTGGGTCGGGCGGTGCTGGCAGACCACCCTGTCTATGCCGTTGGCGTCGACCACGGCCTCGACCGTCGCCTCCACTCCGTGGCGGTTGAGGATGGAGGCGAGCATCCTGGCGGAGTTGAGAAGGCCGAACGATATGCCGTAGGAATCGACCCTCTTCTTGCACACGAACAGGACCTTGAAATCGCGCTGTGGCATCGTGGTTACTCCCAAATGGCGCTGTTGGCGTGCGGCATCTGGCTCCTCTCGGACCCCTCGTGCCGCCTCACGCATAGTGCTTGCATGGCCCGTGGTCGATTCCCTTCTTTTCGCTGTACAATGCCAGCGGGAGGCTCGCATGCTGCTGTACCACGGCACGAACATGGACAACGCCCTTGCCATACTTGGCAAGAACAGGGACGGCTTCTTCGGCGCCGGGACGTGGTTCGGCAGCGCCCTTGAGGTCGCCCTCATCTTCGGCGGGGAGTGGGTCTTCTGCGTGTTCCTGGACCCCACGCCCGGATGGGCCAGGATGGACGGGGTGACGGATTGCGGCGAGAGGCAATGGCAGTGCAGGAACCCGGAGCCGCTGCCGTCGTACGGCAACGTCATATGGCTCAGGAGGTTCTCCTCGGAGTTGCTGGTCTGGGGGGACGTCGCGAACGAGAGGCTGCGAGCCCACCACCAGAGGATCGTCAACCCAGGCAGGACGATGTGCGTGGACTGCTCCGGGCACGGGGAGGTCGGCCCAGGCTTCGACGGATTCATGCGGGACTGCTATGTGCGCCGCTCCATTCCGAGGCCCCACACGGAGATCTGCGGGCGGTGCGGCGGGTACGGAGCCTTGGGAGTCAAGGAGGAGATGGACGCCGGCCTCGTCAGGCGAAGATGAACTCGAAGCCCTTCGTCATCAGGTAGACGCATGGTCGGCCGCCCCAGTGCGACCTCGCGAAGTAGGACGACGGGTCGTCCGCGACGAGCTCGTCCATCTGCTCGCCCAGCGGCCTGTCGGGGTCGTCGAGGATGGCCGACGTCTCGCACGAGCGCATGAGCTCGTCCCGGCCGATCTCGACGCGGTCGCGGATCATCTCCTGCCACTTGCGCTCGCCTCCCGGCTGCCGGCGCAGCACGTCGCACTGGCCGAGGTAGCGCATCTGGTCTTGAGGCCTGCGATCCTTCCAGCGCCATCCGACCGCCTGCGGGTCGTGCTCGGGCCACTTCTTGACCGACAGGGCGACCCCTCCACGCGAGCCGTCCCTCTGCGAGTATGACGGCTCGTAGACCTCGACCTCGGAAGGGTCTGCCCCGCGCGGGAACTCGGACATGGGGCGCAGCGTGGCGCCGGATATGCGGACGATCCTCATGCCATGACCTCGACGAATTTCGACGGCACGTCGCGAAGGGGAGGCCGCACGGGCGGCATCCTGGTTTTCGGCCACGTTATGGGATAGTGCTCGCGGATCGGATCGCCCCGCAGCCGGTATTCGGTTCGGTAGGGGTTGTCCAAGATTCTTCTTCGGCGCAACTCCATCCGCTCCGGACCGAGAGCCGAGCTCGAACGATAGTCCTTCGCCATGCAATGCGGGCACTCGTCGTCGTCAGACTGGTAGAACCTGACGCGCCCGTCGGAGTCCTCGATCTCCTTGAGTGGCAACCCGTTTGGCCCAAGCCACATCCGGTTGCGGCACCTATGGCAGTCCCATGACCACCTCGCGCGGAGACGTCCTGGACTGACCTCAAGAGGGTTGGCTGGCTCCGGGGTCTGCGCTATGCGGACGATCCTCATGCCAGGATCATTCCTGTGGAGTGGGAACGGTTCCTGCCTGGGACTGCCCCTCGCTCGACCGCAGGACCTCGATGCGCCTGAGCTTGGACGTGATGTCGCGCTTGTCGTCCACCCGCAGCACCGACTCGTCGGCGAGGACGAGGTGCTTTCCGTCGGGCAGCAGGTCGACGTGGAACCTGACCTTCCGGCAGGTCCCCGCCTTGACCGTCGTGAACCTGCCGACCTCCAGGTCGGTCGCGCTGCCGTCGTCGTAGACGAAGCGGAGCCACATGCGAGGTTGGTCTTTCATCTGGTTGCCCCGACCGGGTTCGAGCCGATGCGAAGGCCTTCAAAGGGCCTCATGCTGCCATTACATCACGGGGCATTCGAATGGCTGCCCGAAGAGGATTTGAACCTCTACCGACTGAGTCAGAGTCAGTCATGCTACCGTTACACCATCGGGCAATCGCTACTACTTATGCTTGGTTTCCCCCAGTATTCTACTGATCGTACTAGGGTCATATCCGAGTTGTTTGGCTATTTCCGTTTGAGTCAAGCCGTCATTCCGCAGACTCTGTACCAAACCCCGATCAGCCGGCCTACGCACCTTGTGTGGACACAGTTTTCCGACGATGCCGCTTATGGCTCCCTTGGAATACCCCAGCCTTTTCGCAATAACGATCTGTTTGACTCCCATCCTGTAAAGCCTAACCACCTCTTCCTTGTTAGCTGGCTTCGGCTTCTCGCGATACGACGTCATCCGAGTTTCGATCACGTCCCATAGCCTAGTCAAGCGTTCTGCGTTCACGTGTTTCTTGGCATGACAGTTCGAGCATATGACGGTGCACTTGTCGAGTTCTGCTAGGACATCCTCCCAGTCTGCCTTGATTTGTCGTGTCGCAAGGGCGCTTATTGAGAACGCTTTGTCGCCATGATGGTGGAACTCCAAACTTGAACACCCAATATCTGTATGTCCACATTCCGAACACGCCTTTGCCCCAACCAAACGCAACAGGTTCTGCCTTGCAAGGGCGTTCCTTCCTGGATTGGCATGCAACCTTTCATGACAGTTGGAACAGAGAAGTTCGCACTTTTTAACCTCGGCCTCAATGACGCTCCATCTCGACCACTTGATGCTGTTGATGCCTGCCGACTTCTCGTTCGGATGGTGGAACTCCAAGCATCTGATGTCCGATTCGCCACACCGCTTGCATCGGTTTCCCAGCAGGCTGGCTGCGATCCTCTTCTTGGCCCACACCAGCACGAACGACTGATCCGTCTTACTAAGTTGCATGTTTGGGTCTCCTTCGCCGTTTATTCGAGAGACCCGAACCTGAAACCCTCCTATGTCAAAGAACATGGCTGGCTTGGCAGGACTCGAACCTGCACGCACGCCCATTTACGAGCGTCACGGATCGCTTAACAGGCGATTCCCTTACCAGTTAGGGCAACAAGCCAATCCTTCTCATTCTGGCAGCCAGGACAGGACTTGAACCTGCAGTCTCCTCCTCAACAGGGAGGCGGGATACCATTCCCCTCCACCTGGCTATCGAGCCTTAAAACATTTCGGCCGCCGAGCATCCCTGCCCGACGGCCCACCCTAGTCGCTGGTCAGCAGAACTCAACCAGCCGGGTGCCCGTCGGGCGTCCGGTTTTGCTGGTTGTTATTCTGGATGACAGCGATCATGTTCTTTTCCGTCCTCGCAATGGGATAGTATGCCGGAAACCCCGTCCCGCGTCAACGGCTTTGTTCAGGACATCGAGATCATCCAACCGCCGGCGCCGAGCGACGCCGCATGCGGCAGCCCTGCGGCGGCGAGGCCCTCCTCGAACCTCTCGCGGTCGGACGGCGTCTGGCACATGGCGTCCCTGATCCTCGCCACGTCGTGGGCGTGGCCGAGGCGGAAGCCGATCGCCACGAGGTGCCACGCCAGGCGCGTGTCGTTGACCTCGTAGGCCCCGTCGCGCCTGCGGATCGCCCTGATCCCCTCGCCGAAGCTCAGCGTCTCGGCCACCTCGGGGCCTATCCGCACCGGGAGGCGGAAGCGCAACTGGTGGTGCCATTTGTTCGTGCCCTCGGGCGACACCTCGAAGTTGGGGTCGCCGCCAGGGTCGACGCCCGCCAGGGACTGGTATCGTCTGGCGACCTGTATCTCCTCGTCGCTGGGGACCTGGGCGTGGAGGTTGGCGCACCCTGCGAGCAGGGCGACCGAGAATATCTCCTCGCTCCCCCTCGTGAGCGTCGGGCGCACGCCTTGCTCGCGGAGCCTCTCGTTCCTCATCCGCCTGATGACCCTGCCCTGGTCCTCCATGTCGAGCCTTTGGGTCTCCCCGACGTGGTCGCCGCCGACGTACTCGACGTCCATCATCCCGCTGGTCGGGAGGATCGCCATGACCATGTACTCGCCCTTGTGGTTCGACTGCGTCTCCCCGGTGGCGAACGTGACGTCAGGAGTCCTCTTGCAGGTGTATTCGTCGGCGAAGTCCCCTTCGGCTATCCTGAGCATGCGCATGCCACCTATTTCCTTGGCCATCGCCAGAGCCCCTGCCGTTGACTCCGCGGGCGTCTCGCGATACAATGCCGCCAATGAAAGCCAAGAATGGCCATTACGATATGTCGGGCCTGAAGGTCGGCGACAAGTTCCTCGGATGCCCCGCGTGCCATTTCCGTCACGAGGCGGAGGCGGCGGCCAAGCCGGAATGCCCCGACTGCCGCGGGAGGATGAACGTCTGTCACGTCGAGCTGGTCGACGTCATGCGCCTCCGCGATCTCGTGGCGATGAGGGACAGGCTGGTCGACGCGATGCGCGTGAACCATCCCGACGACACGATGACGGACGACTGGGCGAGTTCGGCCCGCTTGACGGTCGTCCGGCAGGCCGTCGCCCGCCGGAAGGCCAACATCGGCGTCGAGTCGAGGGACGGCCTGCTGTGGCGTGACGGCCGTTCCCTCGATTGCCTGGAGGCCGACAGGCTCGCCATGGGGGATGGGTACTTCTGCGCCGAGCAACTCGTCAAGGCCATGGCGGAAGGCAGTCAATGAAGGCCATGATCGTCGCGATCCTGCCGTGGGTGATGTCCGCCGCGACCTGCCTGTCCCTCTGGATGGCCGGCAGCAAGGACAGGCGGGCGTGGCTCGCCCTGCTGGGCGTCCAGGTCCTGTGGTTCGTCTGGGTGCCCCTGTCCGGCAACTGGGGGCTGATGCCGGGCGTCGTGGCGTACACGGCCGTCGCCTTCCGCAACCACGTCAGGTGGAAGAGGGAGTCCCGCGATGCCTGACGACAGGTGTTCATTCTGCGACAGGACTGGCTGCGCCGGGATGCACTATCACCACGTCGTGCCGCGATGCAAGGGAGGCGAGGACACGGTCCCGACCTGCGGCTCGTGCGGGTCGTTCATCCACGGCACGTGGTCCCACAACGAGCTCCGCGACGTGTTCAACACGGTCGAGAAGATCAAGGCTGACGAGCGGTTCCGGAAGTACCTGCGCTGGATCCGCAAGCAGCCGCCGGAGACGAAGTTCAAGACCGACCGCAGGAACGGTCGGGCGGAAGGGAAGTACCGATGAGGGTCGATCTTCACTTCCACTTCCGCCGTCGCAAGGAAGACCGCCTGCCGCGCCTTGCCGCCATGCTCAAGGAGGCGGAGGCCGCCGGCATCGGCGGCATGGCCCTGCTCGACCACGACTGGTTCCCCACGGACGAGGTCATGGCGTTCGCCCGGGAATCCGCCCCATCGATCACGTTCTGGCGGGCGTGCGAGCTCACGATCTTCGACGAGGCGCGCGGCCACAAGGACCACGTCGTGGTCGCGTCCGACGCCCCGCTGGATCTCGCCGTCTCCGGCGGGCTTTCCACGAAGGACATCGGTCTGCTCGTCAAGGCCCTTGAGGGCCGAAACGACGTCCTGACGATGCTCGCCCATCCGTTCCGCCGCCGTCACGCCCTGTCCTTCGATCTCCACCAGTTCCGGCCGACGCTCATCGATGCGATCGGGAGGTCGGCGAACCAAGAGGCCCTGCGCTCGGTCACGCGCCTTGCGGCGGCATGGGGGATGGGTCTGGCGTGCGCGTCCGACTCGCACAGGCGGGGGGACGTCGGAAGGCACTACATGGACTTCATTGGCGCCCCCAAGACGATCAGGGAGCTCGCGCTGGAGTGCTGCCTGTCGAGGTACAGGCTTGTCGCGGCGGGCAAGTAGGGCTTGACTCCGTGGCCGCAAGGATGTATCCTTTCCACATGAGCGAGCCTATCGAGCCTGATGCCGTCTTCGAAAAGAGGAGCGTGCCCTGCCGCATCATCAAGGGTTGGGAAGGCGCTGGGAGGACGGGGCAATACTTCGGGAGGTTCTTCTCGGGCGGGCAATGGTGGGCCGTCGTGAAGTGGGACGACGAGGACGATCCTGACCTGCACAAGACGTGCGGTCTGGACCTGTTCAGGATGTGACGATGAGGGCATACTCCATCGGCGTCGGAACCAAGGGCCTGTCGGGCAGGCGCAGGTCGAAGGACACGCCGCACCGCCGGCGTTGCCTGCGCGTGGACAGGAAGGCCGCACGGCGGGAGGCAGCGATCGAGGCGAGGGCGACATGACGTTCTTGGGCTTCGTCTGCGCATGGCTGGTCGGATCCGTCCTCTGCTACGCGAAGCAGATGGGGACCTGCTCCGCCACGTTCTCGCACGGGTTCCGCAGGAACCTGTCGCGGTTCCCGTCGCTCTGGCGCGACTTCGACGCGCGATGGCTTGAGGTCAGGGGAAGGGCGCGCTCCTGCGCCAGGTTCACGTTTTGGTTCTCCGTCATGACCTCGTGGATCGGCTTGCTCATCGACGTCTTGTGCAGGCCCACGTGCCTGGCGAACTGGGCGCTGTGGCACGACATGCCGAGCGAGGAGGAGGGGCGCAGGGCGGCGGGCGAGGCGCACAAGGCGTACTTGACGGGTCTCGGAATATCTCCACAAAAAGACTTCTAGGCAGGGTTGATATGCGAAGTTGTCGAATGATATGCCATGACAACGCATATTGCTCCGAAGCCATACATCCGCAATCCATCCAAAAGAGATGCCGCTCGCGACTCTCGCAAGACCTATGTCCTTCGATGGGCGAAAAAGCTCAAGGCGATCACTGTTGCTGGTGGCAAATGCAGTCGCTGTGGAGATGACAGACCATTCGTTCTCAGTTTTCATCATCGCGACTCGACCGCCAAAGAACGCAGCCTGTGCTCGTTGTTCGGCGCGCACGCCAGATGGGAAGTGGTAGAGGAGGAAATCAAAGGTTGCCACTTGCTATGCGAGAACTGTCACCGGGAAACGCACGCCGAATCGTCTCCCGAATGTGATCGTCAACGCCTGAACAAGGACGTGTGTCTTCAGTTTGTTGGGCGGTCAAGTTGCTCTAGGTGTGGGTACTCCAAGAGCAATTGGGCGTTGGAATTCCATCATGTTCGCGGCGCAAAGGACGCCAAGATCGCACGGCACATATGGGCCCATGCCTGGCGAAGCGTCGGTGACCTCCAAGCCAGCGTTGTTGCGGAGTTGGATAAGTGCGTGTTGCTCTGTTCCAACTGCCACAAGGATTTTCATTTCGATCACGACAGGTATGCCTCGGCCAGTGACGAAATCCTGTCCAAGGCGCTAACGATGAGAACCAAGCCCAAGGTGGATGTCGAGCGAGTCATCCGTCTTGGCCAGTCCGGGATGACGACCAAGGATGTTGCGGTTGCGGTCGGATGCTCGTACTGCAGGGCGTACGAGATACTGAAGTCGAACAGCCTGCACAGAAGCAGCAGATAGTCGTTGACAGCCCCCGCCCGCCGTGCTATCCTCTTTATGAATACAGGAGATTGACATGCGCATAGCCATTGTCCAGACCAACCCAGTCCCTGGGGATTTCGACGGCAACTGTCGGCAAATCATTGACGGCATCCGCTCCGCTGGTGAAGCGGATTTGATTGTCGCTCCGGAACTTTCCATCCCCGGCTATCTCTGCCGAGACGCCATGTTGACGGAGGGGTTCGTCGACGCAAATCTTGCGGCCTTGGGGAAGTTGCTGGATGAGTCGAAGTGCTTTCCGTCGGTCACGATATTCGTCGGATACGCCGAAAGGAATGCGACCGGTTGTGGGAAGCCGCTTTTCAATTCCGCGGCGGTCGTCAGGAACGGGATGCGGATCGCCAACTATCGCAAGCATCTCCTGCCGTTCTACGACGTCTTCGATGAGGGCAGATACTTCGAGCCAGGTCGCGATCTGTGTGTGGTCGACATGTGTGGCGCGAAGTTCGGGGTTGTGATATGCGAGGACATTTGGATGGACAAAATGGTCAGCGAGTACCTTTACGATGACAACCCAGTCGAAGCCTACCGCCGCCTCGGCGTCTGCAACCTGATCTCCCTGAACAGCAGCCCCTACGTCTTCGGCAAGCCGCACAGGCGCCAGCAGATGATCCGCGACGTGGCCAAGCTCGGCAAGCCCAGCAGGTCTGCGAGCCAGGCAGTCGAGCGATGGATAGACGCCCACCAGCCGGAGCATGCCGGCAAGATCGTCAACCACATCGTGACCAACGGTCACTACCTGCGGACGCTCCCGCACGGCGCCCCAGTGTTCGACCTCGAAGGGCTGAGCGTGTGCGTGGCCGACTGCATGCCGCAGTCCAACCAAGTCGGCAACGGACTCCAGCCCATCTTCTGGCCCGACGGCTCGCTGACCTACTCGTGGGAGTGGCGCGGCGCCGTCCTGCTGTAGAATGGGGCAGGAGGCAGACATGGCGAAGCGCAAGGAGTTCGCGGCGGCCTGCCGTTACGCCTACCCGAACAGGGGGGCGGAGAGCGTGGAGCAGGCGACGCTGGAGTGCGCCGAGAGATGCCGCAAGGCACTCGGAGACGACATGAAGGTCGATGGCGTCTCCGTGGTGGCGATGCCGGACCAGACCGCCCTGGTGACCGTCCTGGCTTCCATGACGAGGGAAGAGTCGGATCCGCAGGAGGAGTAGCGTGAGCGAGGACATGTCAATTGCCCTGTCGCGTCTCAAGGCGGTCCCGTGGCTGGTCATCCCCGGACTGTTGTGCGGGTTGCTTTGCGGCGGATGGTGGGGCGTCCTGTTCGTCCTGTCGGCCACCGGAGGGGCCATTGGAGTCGGCCTTCTGATCTCGATGCTGGTTCCCCCAAGCCACGGCGGGTTCGTCAGGTAGCGAAATGGGAACGACCAGACACCCAGCGGACACCGACGGCATCCTCGACAGGTGCTCCGAATGCGGGGAGAGGGCAAGGTACACATCCAAAGACGACGGATCGCTCCTCTGGGGAGTCGAGTGTTCCGAATGCGCCAACTGCATTGACTTCCACCAGTCTAGGGACAGGGCAATGATCGTCTGGAACCAGACCCAGAGGCGCAACCTAGCGAACAGAGCGGGGGGATGCGATTAGGAGGCCGACGTGGACAAGACGAAGTGCGACAAGTGCAGGGAGGCGGAGGCGACCGTCTACTTCGCCGCGATCAGCGGCAAGGGGCGCGCGTCAAGGCACCGCTATTGCCCCAAGTGCGCCAAGGAGGAGCGCGTCAGGCTGCTCCCCAGCGTGATCCCGCAAGGACAGCAGCCATCGTCCGTGCTCGACATGGTCAGGCAGGAGCTGGACAAGACCGCCTCGGGGGAGCCGACAGCGGCGGAGACGACCGAACAGGCCGTCAAGCGCCTGAACAGGGCCATGCAGGCCGCCATCGCCAAGGAGGACTACGAGAAGGCGGCCAAGATCAGGGACGAGATCGCCGCCATCCAGCCCCAGGGCGGGACCAAGGACCAGACGAAGTGAGCCCCGGCAGGATCTCAAGTTGGCTGCGATCGAAGCCTGGCGAGTCCGACCTGTTCGGCACGAACGTAAGGCTCACGTGGAGGAAATTCCTCGCCTTCGGCCTCCGCAGGAGGAGGTCAACGTGCAGGAAGACTGGTCATGAGATGAATCCGATCGACCTGGCGATCATCGCGATCAAGGCCGGAGCCCTGAACAGGGAGGCCCTGTGCGACTCGACCGCCGAGCGCCCCCGTTGCGGCAGGAGGCTGGTCTTCAGGTTCTCGGCGAAGGCTATCGGACCATCCGCGCCCTGACCGCCCTGTTGTGGGTCTCCGCCCGCGCCTTCGTGGCGGCCATCGTCGGGGCCTGCAGCACGAGGTTGACGATCGCGAGGATTCCCGCCTGCAGCTTCGGGTCGATGGCGACCCCGAAGTATTGCGTGGCGATCAGGCATCCGACCGTCACGACGTTCGTCCAGAGGGTCACGCTCTTGTACCACACCGTCTTCGCCACCGGGATCGTGGTCTCTTCGCTCATGGCTTCCTCCGCTTTCGCTTGTCCAGGACTGGTACTTCGCCGGCCACGCCCGTCTACCCTTCCTGGTTGACCGGGGGCGTCGGACATGCTACATTATACAGCGAAGGAGGCCAGAATGGCGACTTACGTCATCAGGATGACGCACGGCGAGTTCCTGACGGCCGGGGAGGTGGTCAAGGAGACGCCGTCGGGCTACTCCGTCAAGGGGATCGAGGGCTGCCATTTCTCCCACGTCGGGGGGAGGTTCCCCAAGGACGAGGTCGTGTTCGTGTCGGACGACAAGGCGAAGGTCGTCCGCCTGATGGCCTTCTACCTCGTCCTGTGGAGGCAGCACGGCGCGGTGATCGACGCCGCGAACAAGGCGTACAGGGAGTCCCTCGCGGCGATCACGGGACGGGATCCTAGGTCGGGAGCGTGAAGTTCCAGTCCGACGTGACCCCCGCCTCGTCGTCCGGGATGTCGTCGGGATCGCGCTTGTACAATGGCCTCGGGGGAGGCAGAGGCACCGTGCCCCAGTTCACGTCCGTTTCGTCAGGCATGAAGACGAGCGGCGTCGGCAGTGGATCCTCCACGTCGAAGCGCCTTCCTGCGGCGATGACATCGTCCATCGGGTTGTCAATCGGTCCGTCCATGCCATATACTTCCACGCCGCATTGTACAATGCCAACATGACAACACGGCAGGACAGGGAAAGACCGACGCCGATGGAGCCTCGCGTCCTCGCGGACGACACCTTGAAGGTGCTTTCCCTGTTCGCCGGCTGCGGCGGGATGGACCTCGGGTTCGAGCAGGCCGGGTTCGCCGTGGCCGCCGCCAACGAGTTCTGGCATCCCGCCGCCGAGACCTACCGGAGGAACTTCCCGGGCACGGTCCTCGTCGAGGGGGACATCAACGACCCCAGCGTCAAGGGCGACCTCGTGGCGGCCTGCGGAGGATCGTGCGACGTCCTGATCGGCGGCCCGCCCTGCCAGGCCTACTCCATGGCCGGAAGGCGCGACCCCAACGACCCCAGGGGCAGGCTGTTCGAGGCCTACGTCGAGATGGTCGGCAGGGTCAGACCAATGTTCACGGTCATGGAGAACGTCAAGGGCCTGCTCTCGATGAGGCACGACGGCGTGAGGGTGAGGGACCTCATCCACGCGAGGATGGACGAGGCGGGATACCAGGTCTTCACCAAGGTCCTCGACGCGGCCGACTACGGCGTCCCGCAGCACAGGGAGAGGGTCATCATCCTCGGCGCGAGGAAGGACGTCGCCTTCGACCCCCCAGGCATGAGCCCGTTCCCGCCCCATACCCACTCCAGACAGATGGACATGTTCGAGCCCTTGGCGCCCCATGTGTCGGTGCGCACGGCCATCGCCGACATCGCCGACCTGCCAGAGGATCCGGGAAGCAACCACGTCTTCACCAAGCACTCGCCAGAGTACGTCAAGAGGATACACATGACGCCATGGGGGAGCAGCGTCACGAGGTACTCGGAGGCGTGCTTCCGATGCCACCCGGACTTCCCGAGCAAGACCGTCAAGGCCAACAACGGTGGCGTGTTCATCCACTACGACAAGGACAGGTGCATGTCGGCGCGCGAGCTGGCGAGGCTCCAGGGGTTCCCCGACCAACACGTGTTCCACGGGACCAAAGGAGACGTGCTCAAGCAGATAGGCAACGCCGTGCCGCCGCCGCTCGCCAAGGCGATTGCGGAGAAATTACGCAATTTGACGCAGGGTTTGGCGTTGAAGGTATAGAATGGTATAGACATGAAGAAAAAGAAGACTGGTCTGTATGTCAAGTTGACAGCCGATGATGTCACAACTATCAGGGAATTGCGAAAAAGGTTTGCGGTCAACATATCCCAGTTGGTCAGGATAGCCTTGCGTCGCAACCTAGACGCGCTCATCCAATCGGGCGGAGATGCCAGCCGATGAACAGACCAATTGACACAAGCTTAGACGCAAAGGTGATCGATCTGTATGTCAATCATCGATGGACTATGCGTCGCATAGCACGCTCGCTCGAAACAGATCACCATGCGGTTCAGAGGCTTCTTGCTCGCCATGCAGTCGCCATTGACAAGAGGGGAAGGGTATGCGAACCGTTCTCGGCGGAACACCGCAGGAAGTTGTCAGAAGCAAAAGTCAAGAACCCATCAGGTCACGCCTTCAAGAAAGGGGAGAAGCATTCTTGGCCCACTTGGTCGAAAGGCAAGAAAATGACGCACGATTTCAGGCTCAAGCAGATTCGGGTAAAGTTCGGATTGGATGACGTCTATGACTTGAGTCCGTACGTTGACCTAGATCGTTTTCTTTTCTTGAGTCGATTAATTTGCAAACTGCGGAAATGGCTTGGCAGCACGGAATCCGAGAAACATCGGGCACAGTTGGATTTTATCAAGAGGTTTTACTTCGACCAGTCTTTCAACCTGCTGTACGACGGGTGGGTCAAGAGTGGAAGGAACAAATGGCATCGGCCATCGCTTGACCACCGAACCCCCAAGTCAAGGGGCGGAACATTTGACTTGGACAACCTGCGTTTCATAACATGGTTTGAAAACAGAGCGAAGGCTGACATGGACGACAAGGAGTGGCGAAAGTTCAAGTCTGAAACGAAGACGACTTCATCCTTGTTCGTAGACCAACCCCAATGAACACCGCATCCGAAGAGACCATACTGACCGAAGGCATTCTTGTTCCAGACGCCATCGTTCAAGGGGATTGTCTGAAACTCATGCCTCTTGTTCCTGACCATTCTGTCGATCTTGTGTTGGCAGATTTGCCTTACGGGACGACCCAAAATCAGTGGGACTCCGTCATACCGTTGGAGCCACTGTGGGCGCAGTACGACAGGCTGCTGTCCAAGGACGGGGTCGTGGTCCTCACGGCGCAGGGGAAGTTCTCCGCTATGCTGATCCTTGCGGCCCCGGAATCGATCCCGTACAGGTACTCCGCCGTCTGGTGCAAGCGCAACCACACGAACCAGCTCAACGCCAAGAGGCAACTCCTCCGCAAGCACGAGGACGTGCTCGTGTTCTACCGCGGGGACCCGGCCTACAACCCGCAGGGACTCGTCAGGAAGGGCACGCTCACCAAGCAAGGCAAGACCTCCACGACCTGCTACGGTGAACAAAAGCGTGACCCCTACGTGCAGGAGTGGACGAACTGGCCCACGACGCTCATCGAGGTCGACGGGAAGACCAGCAGAACCCACCCGACTGAAAAGCCATTGGCATTGTGGGTTTATTTGATGAGGACATTCAGCAACGAGGGAGGCTTGGTTTTAGATAACTGTTCTGGCTCTGGTACAACTGCCGTGGCGGCCAGGATGTTCGGAAGGCGTTTTGTTTGTATCGAAAAGGACGCAGACATACACGCAAAATCGCTGGTCAGACTGGAACAAGAGGCTCCAGTTTGTGACCTATTTGGCTCAACGATTCCAGGGTCTTCCTGATGCTGTCTTTGACCATCTCCTTGGACTGACTCACATCGTGCTCCCAAAAACGCAGAACAGTGTACCCGCACTTGCGCATGTATGCGTCTTGTGACCTGTCGAGGTTCATTCTTTTGGTCTGTCTTGGGCCCGGATTTCGATAGCCATGCCAGTAGTCTCCGTCCCATTGAATGACGAGGCTTGTCCCATCAACAACCGCATCTACGACGAATTTGTCGGAGATCAGCACTTGGGTCGAGAACGAGAGACCCAACTCCCGAAGAATGGCAGATCCATTTTCTTCGAGGCTGGTAGGCTTTTGACGCCGTTGTTGTGCAAGGTTGCCTGCGATGACGGCGTTTCGTTTCCAGTCTGGGCATGCGTTTCTGCACGCCATTGAGCAGTACAGAACGGCAGCGAATTTCTTTTTGCACGGGCTGCGTCTGAACACCTTTCCGCATGTTTTGCAGGTGTGCTCAACCTTGTGTCTTCCTTGATAGTCGTTGTGGCATTTTGGGTCACAAAAGCAGTTTTTGATAGCCTTCCCAAGGGGATGTAGATTGGAACGCCGCAGTTTTTGCACCTCGATTCTGTTCCCGTAAGTCTTGTTTGCCCGAAACAGGCCCCAGAGCAATAGATCTGCTTGTCGTGGCTTGGTTGAAATTTCTTGCCGCATCGCTTGCAAACCTTGGGCGTGCTTCGAGAGGCAACGCCGGCGCATTTTCTCGAACAGTATTTGCCTGTGCGATGCTGGTTGACCACGAATCCCCTCCCGCACACGCGGCACTCTTCCATTCTTGACATCGCATCTGGGCGATAGCACCGCATTGAGCAGAAACGATACGGTTTGTATCCGACGCGGGAAAACCCTTTTCCGCACCTCTGGCAAACATATTGACTGATGTGTCTCATGACTTGCTCTTTGGCACATCCCAATATGCCGTCTTGCACTTTGGGCACATCCTCACGTCGCTTTTCCTGGGAACCCACTTCCAATCGCATTTCAGGCACTTGAGGAATTGGAGTTTGACTTTCATGGACACTCATACGATGTTACATAGGTAAATCCCTGCATTGACTTTCGGTAGCGAGGCGCCTATAATGCCAGCGTGAGAAAAGAAACCAAAGCGCAGATCAGCCACCGGATGGCCCTCATCCGCGGCAAGTGGACCCTGCCGGAGAGGCAGGCCCATGGGTTCCTGAAGTCCATCCACGCCAGGCACAGGATGCACCCCACGATGCCTTCCAAGGACATGGGGCATCCTGACGTCGCCCTGTCGGGGACGCGCACCGTCCTGTTCGCCCACGGATGCTTCTGGCACGACTGCCCGGCGTGCGCCAGGGACAAGGCGAGGATGAAGCCCTTCTGGAGGGACAAGGTCACGAGGAACGCCGCCAGGGACGGGCGCCAACTCGCCGCCTTGCGATCCGCCGGGTGGAACCCCGTCGTCATCTGGGAGCACGACTTCAGGAGCGGCGCCTACAAGGGGTTGTTGAGGCTGGCAGTGGACGGGGCACGATAGGGCGAGGCATGGGATGCTGGTCATCGATGCGAACGGAAGGCTGAAGACGCCGGACGGCGTCCCCCTGGACGATTACGTGTGGCGCCGCCAGTACCGGGTCGGCGCCGACGGGACGTCGCGCCTCGCATTCTCGATGATGGGGGTCACGCGCGAGTCGTACATGGGGACCCCAGAGCCCAACCCGCGAGGGCCATTGCGGGTCATGTTCGTGCCGCCGGACGGCGTCTTCGTGCCTTCCAGCAGGCTGGTCGCGCTGAGGCCCTGCTGCGAGCACATCTCCGTCACCTTGTCGAGGGGATACCACGCCAGCGAGGACGTCAACCCCGTCGCGGCCGATCCTTCCAGGATGTCCTACGAGATCGACGCCATAGCCGCCGTGATCTGCGAACCCGCCTCGCCTGCCGCTCCAGCCCCGTCGCCGCTGGAAGCCGTGGCCGCGGCGCGCATAGTCGCGGGATCCATATTGACGATCGATGACTCCACTTGTCTCGTGCGGCTCGCCATCGGAGGCGAGCACCCCATCGGGGTCGCCACCGCCGCCCCCGACTCCGACGGCAACGTGGAGGCTTTCCTGTCGTCGGGAGAGACCGTCAGACTCCAGTCCAGGCAGGCCATCGTCGTCGAGCACGGCGAGCGCCTGCCGACGGTGCCCGCCGAACAGTGGCTTATCCGCGAGAGGATGCGGGAGGCCATGCGAGCCGCCCGACCGACCAGCAAACCCGGCAACCCCTTCGGCGGGCCGGCCGTCCCTTCCGATCCTGAAGTCGGCGACTTCAGGATCGCGGAGGAGGACGAGTTGCTGGGGTAGTTGACTCCGGATCGGCCAGCCCCTATAATGGGCGCCTGAAGGACGGAAATCTGAAAGGCTGGCAATCCACAAAGGAGGACGGGATGAACGGGTTCGGATCGAGGAACGGCGGGGTCGGGCTGTACGTGCTGCTGGGGATCGGTGTCGTGGCGGTGTTCCTGGCGTTTATGCTGATGGGCTGGAGCAACGCCGAGCGGGCGCAGCGCAACCTGCTGACGG